GCATTTGTTAAATTTTCTTCTGTGGGATTTGTTTTAAGAAGCGCTTTTAAATCTGCAACGGCACCTGGATACTTCTGTAGCTCAGCCTTTTCACCAGGATTTCCTGGTTCGCAATTTGCAGGATCAATAAACCGCCATCCAAAATAATAGTACAAAGAGATAACAGTTTCGAGTGCAAATAATTCAATATACTTCCTGTCCGCTCCTAAATATTGGACCAACTTTAGTAACATGCCGCCTTTTGCAAAAATTTTATCTCTTAATTGTACTGTCGGTCTGATGGCACCCAACACAAGAAGTTTCATTCTATTCTTATTTATATTACATAAAGCTATACCGCGTATTCCTTCTATTATTTTTTTTTTTGGTTGAAAGTTATCATATAAAATTAAAATTAAATTGGCGTTGGGTTCTGTTTTATCATCTTTATCAGCACTTTCTTGTTCTTCTAATGATATTGGTCTTCTCCAACGATCTGTTTCGAAATCATATACTGTGCCAAATAAGTCATCACCTATATATCCTTCAGGAAGTCCCCATTGACAAAGGGCAGTCAAGGTTCCTTTCGATAAACGTAATAGTTCTTGTCCCTCACCAAAATCTCCCATATATTTTACATTAGCTGCCTCATCCGGGCCATATGCTTGTTGAACATACTTTCCGCTAATTGTCCATACTGGATCCCTTTCCTCCGTTCCTCCTCTTAACAAATGTAAATTGTCACGGGTACAATATAATCCTATTCCCGGTTGTTCTGCTTTTGCTTCTGGGTCTTCTACCAATGATGCCATATTCTTATAAAATATATAAAGATTAAATTGAAATGAAATTAATACTTTCTAATTAATGTTAAATACTATCATGGCTAGCTTACTAACATCAACAAATTCTTGTGGTATTTGTTGCGAAGATTTTAATAAAAGTACCCGGGCAAAGGTAGATTGTCCGCGGTGTGAATACCCAGTTTGTCGCACTTGTACTAGGATATACTTAGTGGGAACAACCGATCTGGCACATTGTCTAAATTGTAAAAACAGATGGGAACTGGATACTTTAGTAGATGCAACTCTAAAGTGTTTTGTAAATGGTGATTATAAAACTCATCGAGCTAATATGCTGTTTGATCAAGAACAAAGCCGGTTTCCTGAAACAATGACAGCCGTAGAAAATTACAGAAAACTGGGTCAACTTCAAGATGAACAATTGACAATGAAAGCTGAATTAGATGAGGCATTAAGACAGTATAATCAAATTAGAGATAAACATTATGAATTAAATCAAAAAATTAAGCGATATAAGAATGGCGAGATTACAGAGAAAAAGGTGTTTAAACGTGGATGTCCTAAAGAAGGGTGTAGAGGATTCCTCTCTTCACAATGGAAATGCGGTCTTTGTGATACAAAAGCTTGTTCTAAGTGCTTTGCTATTAAAGAAGAGGGTATAGAACATGTTTGTGATGAAAATGATCTTAAATCAGCCGAAGCCATCAAAAAAGAAACTCGCTCTTGTCCATCTTGTGGAACGAATATCTATAAGATTGAAGGCTGTGATCAAATGTGGTGTACTCAGTGTCATACTGGGTTTAGTTGGAGGACTGGTTTGAAAGTTACAGGAGTTATTCACAATCCACACTTTTACCAGTGGCAAAATCAAGGAGGGAATGCTCCAGCAATAAATGTTCCTGGAGCAGTTATGTGTGGGGGTCTTCCAACTTATTATCAATGGAGAAATGTTGTAAGACGCTATTTTCCTGGCAATGAAATAAAAGATGATGATGATGCAAGGCACTTTTGTGAAAGGACGCTTATGGGTTTGCATAGGGGATTAAATCATTTTACACACTATGAACTAGATCGTTTTCGCAGAACGTGTAATAATATTACTAATAATCAGCAATTGAGAATAAAGTATATTTTGAATGAGGTTACAAAAGATGCTTTCAAATCAACACTCATTAAACGAGATAAAAAACACTCCAAATCTAGGGCTATTCTTGAAATTTATGAACTGGTGAATGTGGTAAGTACAGAAACAATGAGAGATATATTTGAAACAATGTCTGAGCAAAACGAATTGCCTTTTGAAGAAAAATATACACTAATTCACGATAAAGCAGAGCGATTTGATAAAATCAGACTATATGCCAATAAACAACTGATTCAGCTTAGTGCTCTGTATTCCCAGACTGTTGGTGTTATTCGACCGGACTTCTATACTGATAATATTAAAGTCAATAAAAAAGAAGTAAAATTTTATCTTGATCATCCGCAACTAATTGGAGAATAAACCCTGAAAGAATACCTTTAAAATCTTCTTAACTAGATCATTAAATCTTAGCCAACTTATTGTAGTAATACCTTGCCCCCTTTTATAATGTCCCGATCCGTAAAATAATATTTGTTCTAATAATTCAATAACCTTTTTTTGTTTGATTTCAGTAATATCAATTCGATATGCGCTATTGTAAATGCATCTGTTATAGTTGCGATCTGATTTATAAACACATGTTTTATAATCTTGATTGATGTAGTTTCTAATAAGACCAATCCCTTCGATTTGATTAGTATCATTGTTCATTTCAATAACATAAACCAAAGCCATATATGGTACTGTTCTTGGCATTTTTTTATTTAACCCATAAATACATCCCTTCCAATTATGGTTGTCGCGCCATTCCTTATTTTCTGCATAGGTGCTTGTTGTAAACCGTGTAGTTCCTATATAAAACTTTTCATCTTTATCTATCATTAGTTATCTAGTAATAGATATAATTATTTATGCCGATTTCAATTTTTATTTGCGATATTAAAATGTTCCATACTGTTTATTTGTGATACTTTCAATACATTTTCTCTCCATTTCATCAAAATTAAAGTAGTCAGCGATCGTTTCATCTGTAATATTGTCTGGAAAATCTGATAATTTTGTGATATCAGGTAAAAAATCAAAAGCGTATTTTTCCAAATATCTCATTCTATATCTAGTAGCTTTATATACAACCAATGCTAATTTAGTAGATAAAAACTGTTTTAATTTATTGAATTCATTGTCGGTTTTGTTTAAAATTACATAATTATCTCTATTTGAAATCCCATATAATCCATTTGTATCTATGAATGGGAATCCGTACATTTTATGTGCTAATACTAATTTGGGTATTCCACTATAAATACATTTTCTATTAGAAAAATTAACAATGATTTCGGGTTCTAATTTATTTAAAATACACGTAGTAATGTTAGGATATGAATGGTTTGCATTGGGTGTTTTACTAACAGTTAACCCTTTATAATCAGGTCGCATGCTTGTTTTTATAACCTCAATATTACCCACTTTTCTAACATAAGTAATTAATTTTTTAATAATGGATGGTGCAAATAATGGTAATGAGAATCGAGTATCAATATACACCGAATTATTAAATGAAATATATTTTTCTTTTTGTTCATCGTAAATAAAGATATCATAATTTAAAGTTAATGGTGGTGTTTTTTGAAAGGTAAAATAACAGGTTGGAGTTTGAGCTTGCATATGGAAGACTCGATTAGTCTGTGTATTTGTCATGCATCTTATTTTATGAATGGTCCATTTTTGAAGTAGTTTCAGCAGTTTTTGATCGCGTTTCATCCAAATAGAAGGTGTTATCATCGCCAAATATCCATTATTATTTAAATTATATATGGTAGTTTTAATAAAATCTCTCCAAATAGAAATTCCATCCCGTTTTTTCTCAGATTTTTTATTTGTGGGGACTTTAATATTTCCATTTGCATTGAATGGTGGATTTGCAATAATAACATCAAATTTCATTTCATGCATTTCTAAAAAATCATGATGTGCTATATTGGCTTCTGTTCCGAAAACGTCGTATAAAAAGGGAATGTGTTCCGAGTTGATCTCAACCATCCAAATCATATTCTGAATGATATGTTGATGTCTCTTTGAAGGGCATTTTATTTTGATTTGGAGAGATTTAAAAAGACGTTTATATAAAACCATTGAAAAATAGCCTTTTCCTGCACAAGGATCCAGCCATTTTAATGAGGGATTTTCAAATAAATACTGAGGTAGTAAATCTAAAATTTTGTTAATTAGAGAAAAATCAGTTGTCACCTCTCCAAATGTCTTTTTATTGTTGATATTTACATTAAATACCTGTTTATGTGTTGCTAGATCGATGGTAGATATTGACATATATTCTATAATCATAATCAAAATTATAGAATATCAACGATTATAAGATATTTCTCATTTTAATTTTCCAAATAGACGCTTCTTTCCATCCACAAGCTTCGTATTGGTCTAATTTAAGTTTTATTTGTTCGGCAACCCCACAATTACAATTTTCAGAATGTTCATGATGCTTGATATACCAAGGATTTTCATAAATAAGTTGTAATATTTTAGTTATTGCTTCTTTATTATTTTCATTCGATAAAGCTATTTCACAAAGATCTATTAATTTTTTTTGTATGTCATCATTTCTTTTTTGTAATGACATTGATCTAGTTATACGTATATTTGATTTATTTATAGTTGATTTTCTTCTACATATTGGACAATTATTCTTACATCCGCCACCATATGTAAGATTTCGCGTATTTTGCCATTTATCAATACACGTAAAACAGAATGAATGGTTACAATCCAGTGTGCATTTATTTGTTATAGGATTAAGACATATGATACAATCCATTTTATATATATTTACCATAGATAAATATGGCTAAGTATTTTAGGATTATAATATCCGTGACTTTTTTTTAGTTCTTTTTTTATAGCTTTGCCTCTATATTTGGTTCCAGAATGTCTACTGAAGTAGTTTTGCATCCTTTTTCTAGTACCATGATTTTTTTTGGCGTAAAGTTTTAATGGCGTTCGATCTTTATATTGTTGATAACGTCTGTCTCCAAAATGAATAACTCTGGTTTTTTTGGTTTTTTTGTTTTGAACAATCGCGGTATATTTTTTAGGAAAAGGCCCTCTTTTAAATTTTAAGATGCGTTCCTTCATTTTACTTTTTCTTCTACCTCCGATTTTTGTTTGTTTTACCCTTCTTCTTCCTCTTTTATATGTTTTTCGGGCTTTTTTTGCTAATTTAAAAGCTCTACTACTTTTTTTACACTCTTTCTCAATAATATGAAAATCTACAGCAGATGCTTTACCTCCTGTTATTGCGCTAGCCATTCGGGCATATCCCCATGAATGACCCGTTTGATTTGGCCTAGATCCACTAGAAAAGTACGCCCCTTGCCCTTTTTTAAACATGCGTTTCAACCCCTTCAAACTACATTTTGATGCCTTGGCTAGTTTTCGACTCGGCGTTATCTTTTCTATTTTGTACATTTTTCTGGCTTTAAGAATATGAGGAGATACTTTTGATTTAAAACTTTTTACCTTTTTTCTTGTGTAATATTTCTTACCCTTATACATTTTACGCGACTTTTTGAGTTCGCGTTTTTGAATTTTTCTATCTTTTTTACTTAATCCTTTTGGGACATATCTAGCTGGTACGTTTACCATATATACATTTGTTAGAATTAAATATATTGATAGATTAAATGAATCAATGGTATAAAACTCTTAAGAAAGCCCCATGGTCTCCTCCTAATTTTACATTTGGTATTGTATGGCCTATACTTTATACATTAATGGCAATTTCGGTAGGTATTGTGTGGTCAAATAAAAAATGTTATCCGTATTGTTCACCTATTACTTTTTTTATTATACAGCTTGCGTTTAATTTAATATGGACTACAATATTTTTTAAATGGCAAATGCCCAAATTAGCCTTTCTTGATATGATACTTATTATGATTGTTACGTTTTATACTTATAAGCAATTTTTACCTATAAGTAAAACAGCAGCATATCTGTTGATACCATATATGCTATGGTTATGTGTAGCTTTTAGTTTAAATTTATATATTATTCTTAATAACTGAATTCACTAATTATTTTGTTAACAATATGATTATAGAATCGTCTAAAAGTTTTATGTTTCTTTTTTAAATCTCTCAATGGAATCCATTTGACTCTGTCTTTTTCATATAACCCATTATGACTCTTTACTTTATTTGGATCATTTTTATACATTTCTTTGAAATCATTTTTGAAGACTTCTTCTATATTTTTATCATATTTCACCTCTACGATAAAAGTATGATATCCATTTCCTTTAATTACAGCACAAAGATTATTTTTCATTAAATTTCTTATATTGGATTTTGTCCCTAAAATCCCATTGCTTTCTTCCCAACCTTCGCGAAGTGCAGTTTCACGATGTGATTCGTTCTTTTCTTTAGATCCTCCGAAATCGCTCCATTTACCGGCGTCTTTTCTTGCAATTAGGGCTTCTCGTGAAAATAAAAAATATGGATGATTATTTCTAAACGCAACAGGTAAAATGCCTCCTCCCATTTATATAATTAAAGATTAAAGTCCGTATATAGTTTTGGATTAACATTAAACCGAACATTCTTATTTGCCGGATCATAACTAACTAAATAGTTTTGCTGCGTGTTATTTCCAAACATCAAGTTACGTTTACATGGTAGACCAGCTCCTTCTGTGATTAGCAATGTTTTCTTAGTAAAACCACTAGAAATATCACTACCAGTGGAAATACTACTCCACGGCGATCCACCTGTATTTGCCCAACCCATTGTAGCCTGTATACCAATATTTGTAAATTTAAAAATGTTTCCTGCTTCTGTTTGTTTAAAAAACCCTATACCGCCTCCATATGGATGATTTCCATAATTTTTTTCCCAATTAGCGAACGAACCATTAGGTAAAGTTTCCCCTGCTGACAAGTTTAATTCCCTAAACTGTCCTCCTAGTTTAACTTGTAATCCACCGGCGCCTTGAGTATTGTTTGCAAAAGATAATCTTTTGATAGCATTGTTGGTAGTATTAGCGTAGGTAGTTAAAACAGGTAAAAGTTGTGGAGGAGGGATTATACCATATAAAATTTTAACAAAAAATGTCCACCAATTTTGCTCACCGTTTGGTCCTGTTCCACAACATTTCTTTATTACAATTCCGATACCATTAAAATATTGAAAACTAGGGGAAGCAACTAGCATATCGTTTGCAGTGAAAGACCCCAAGGCTGTAGGAGGATAAGAATTATCTATATTCGCAGCAGAAAATAGCCCTGAAATTACAAGATCTCCCACACTAACAGTATTGTCATCACAAGGAATTGGGTCACCGCCAGCTGAAGATTTCCATAATGGTCCCTCTATTCTTACATATTTAGTAGCAGAGGTATAAGCTAAATATTTATTTGGTCCCTGACTTAAATTATCCATATCAGTAGGGCAAAAATTTGATCCAAATAAATTATTTGATGGATCTGTAACAATGACACATTTTGACGAATCAAATGTTGAATGCTTTGATTGATTAATGCCTACATTTGTTGGGTCCACAAAAGGAGCACACCAGATTTTGCTTGTTATGAAACCTCTAAAACCATTTGATAAGGATGATATAAACGATAATCCAGATAATCTATTATAAACACTATCCATTCCAGTAACTATCTTAACTTTAGTATTTGTAACACCTTTTCTATTACATGAATCTAATCCTCTTTGAATTACAAAATTTTCACTTGCATCTATCAAAGGACCGCAACCTTTATAAGCACCATCTACACATAATGCACTACCTCTATTCAAACTCAAAAATTTATCATAACTTCTAACATTTCTCAAGTTACCATCTCTGTAAAAACCAACTTTACCATTAAAATTATTACAGTTTTGTAAATTGCATGGGCCTCCTTTCAAAGATTTTGATCTTTTTTGGTAATCGGTTACATTTGCTTTAAAAATAGCCTGTGCTTTTTTATTTCGTGTTCTTTCACTAGAACTTAATTTGGGTCTATTATTATTAAAACAGTTCATATAATTTATAATTATATTTAATTAATCATATAAACAAACGAGATTCAATGCCATGGAGTAATCCATATTATTTAAGTCTAATACACGTCCAAATTCATCTAAAATTTGCAACTGTAACCTTGAAATATCAACCGGTCCGAAATAAAATCTTTTCTTAATTGCATTATTTTGTGTAACAGTATCATTTGTTAAAGACAAGCCATTGTTAAAATCAGATGAAGTAGCCGAATCAGTAGAAATTCTGGCTAGAACATTGGATTTTCCAATCGATTCATTATAAGCTGTAACAACAAAATTATTAACATTTTTGTTGAAATCATTTACAACAATATAAATGTATTTGGTACCCCACGCATCATAACAACCTTCCGATACATAAGATTGAGACCCGTTATATTCACCCAAACGAAATCCTAAAATCCATCCTAAATTTGAAACTATACCGTTTGTCCCAGCTAAATCTACAGAAGGTGGCTCTGCTATACCATTACCTACCTTTGTATAACCTTCTGTAGAAGTAGAAGGGGTTGCCGCTCCGTTATTTGCTCCAGATGATCGATTAAAATAAACATATAATAATGGTGTCCAATTGACCCCGGTTCCGTCCTGATTAATTTTGGCACCTGTACCTGTACCATTTGCAATAGTAAACACGGTTTTTGTAGTATGTTCATCAATAATGCAAATAGGTCTGGCGTCACTATTGCCTCCAGTAAAATTATTTTGTATAGCTATTTGAATTTGTTCATTAACTGCATCTTGAATCTCTAACCTTTTATAATTTCCATCTGGAATACTTATATAATACCAAAGTAAATCTGGAGGGGATCCCCCAACAGCACCACCACCACTCGCACCTGAATGTATCCGTGGATTAGCCCATCCAATCCAAAAATAGTTGTTTCCTAGTGATTTACTTATTTGGAAATAAGTACTGGGAAATTCTAAAGCCGATAGTTCCATTGAAATTACATTTTTAATAGTAGTGGGTAAAGTTACTTGATAATTGGTACTTAGCGTGGTATAATAGTTATTTCTAAACCGAGAATCTAAGCAAAGTAATCGATGAATTGTATGCTTTGAAGTACCTTCAACCGTAGTTTCATCACGGGGTACCGGATTTATATGACTAGATACGCTACCTCCAGGTCTTGCCATAACAGCATGTTCTTCATTCAATAGATACTCTCCATTGCCGTATTTGAATTCTCTTTTTTTTGTTATAATCATAAGTTTGTCTTTAACACCATCAAGAAATTTAATAATATCTCTTCGTTTTTCTTTCGAGATACTTTTATCTGTTAGTAATTTTTCACGTAATATATTTTCATTATTAACAATATCTTCTAAGCTAAACGGATCTTGTAAATTAAGTATATTTTTCAACTCATTTATATTATAAGAATTAATATCAAGATTAAAAATTCCAGACATATATATATTCTAAATCTAAAATATTTATATATTAATAAGCATCTATTTCTTTGCAAATATTTCTTTGCCTTTCTCTAAACACCAAAATTGTATAGCTAAACAAGGAAAAAGTCTTATATAAGAAGGCAATAATCCTCTATATAACCCAAAAAAACCATCTTTTTTAACAACAGATCTAAATCCGTCAAATATACCATTATATCGAGGAACATCTTTACTAAATCCCGCCATTTGAAAATGTTTTCTAAGCATATCAGTGGGGTAGGTAAATGTCAGAGCGCTCATGCCAGCAAATCCACCGGATAATAATTTTGTACTTGTTGGCGAGAAATCATAACCATCAAAAAAATCTTTATATTGATAATAAAACATAAAATTTAAAGCACTAAAGGGTCCAAAACCTAGTATACTAATACCTAATCCCTTATACATTTCATTAAATTTTATTTGTTTTGCCGCCTGAAAAGGGCTCGAATAATGAGATTTATTCATTTGTAAAGATAATCGGGTGCGTATGGTTTCAAGTGGATATATAGTAACCATTGAAAAGACTCCAGCCACACCTCCAGAATAAAAATTTTTAATTTTTTCATCTTCAATATCATTAAAAATATGATTTTTAGATTTTTCAAATGCGGTAAAATTTGTAGCTATTTGAGGAAAGACGCGTAAACAATTTGTCATATTACCCTTCCATAAATATCGAACCCCTTCTTTTTTAAGAACCGTCTTAATGGATGCTTCTTTAAGATATTGATTTTGACGTTGAATTTTATATAACTCTAATGGAGCAGTAGCTGTTCTTGAAATCACTCCTGCCATACCTCCGATTAACAAATCATCTAACATTACTTATATATCTTATCCCCATAGATTTAATATCATTTCCTTCTTTGTTTCATCCATACTGGAGAGAATATACCATTTTTTCTTCTTAGGATCCCATTTTGTTCCAAGTTTCTTTCCTTTGTCTTTTTCTTCAAAAGGCACTTTAAGATAAATTTTCTTGGGCTTTTTTGCATATTGACATTCTGTTTGTCCAATAGCTAAATTTGCTAATTTATCAGCCCCTTCATTTCCTAAACTATGTTCATCAGTCTTTCCAGTGTGGGCAGCAACATGATGGAATGCTACATTTTCTTTATCTTTGAAAATATAGTATGCCTTTTTTACAAGATCTACATTTGGAATGGGTTTTTTCTTTATCCAACATGCCTTTTCCATTTTTTCTCCATAAGTTGTACAACATCTTATAGCATATGCAGAATCAGAGTAAATATTAACTTGAAATCCGGCTAGTATTTCACGATATAGGATTTCAGCAGCCTTTATAATAGCTTTCAATTCTGCTGTATTATTTGTTTGTTTCCCTTCGATTCTTTGTGCACAATTTCTTGGATCATCTATACCAAAATAAACACCTAAACCAGCTTTTGCACCTCGTTGACCGTTATTGGAACAAGCTCCATCTGTATAAACATTCGTTTCCATTATATTATTGTGAGTAATAATAAAATAGGTTTAAATTCAATTTAAGTTGATTTTACCCGCCCTTCAAAAAAATCTCCGTGAGTACTAATATAATAATCGTGATAATATGGTGCTAAATACAAAATAAGACCTATTGTAACTGCCATTGTTATTCCTGAATATACTAGTTTTTTTGAACCACTCAAATATGCAGCTACTGTCATCATAGCTAGTCCAATATAGTTCTGTAATGGCATTCCCATATACCAATTTTGACTATCCAACCACCAAATATTTTCTCTTTTATATTCGTGAATTGTATAATGAGGGTTTAACATGAACCACATTGTGTCTTCTATTAAAAACCAGGCGACTATGAAAAATATTATTGTAAAAATATTATTGGGATATAGGCTATAAATAAGTGTAAATATAACCATAATATTCATTATTACATGATATGTAGTCATGGTAAATAGCGCTGGTACAGTGGGTAATTTTTTTGCCCAACCATGTTTTCCCTCTGCCTCAATTTCTAATAGAGAGAACAGTATGGCATATATAGTAATATACAATGCAGTAGCTATCATTATATAATACTAATGTAAAATTATCAAAATCCTTACTAATATCTAAATGAACTTAAGCTAAGCCACTCTTCATAACAATATTCGCAGCAAAATGAGTAATTTCGAGAAGCAATTTTAGCCTTTTTGATAACCGGTCTCAATGCAGTAAATTCAAGCATACATCCATCATTTGAACACTCTTTTATTTCTTTATAAAATACAGCTCTGCTAGGAGGAGTGTTAGGGATCTCTTTATTTTTTTCCACTTCATTAGTAAATAAACATGTTAACCATTCCATTACTATATAAAGAGGTTTTATCTTTAACATATATAATTATGTCCCATGGATGTAGATTTAAAAAAGCAACGGCTTCAATGCGATGGAAGTGGAAAAAGAAAAGAACGCGCCGATTGCAGAGAAAAAGGAGAAAAATGAGAGCGCGTGCCAAATAATCAAGGTATATCTTCTTCTAATTTCTCCTCTGATTCTGTGCCGGATTCTGACTCTGATTCTGTGCCGGATTCTGACTCTGGTTCTCGACGTCTTCGACATTTCCCTCTACAAGTGGTATCGTAAAAACACCAACCTGCAATGAAAACAGCTACTGGAATCACAATCGCATAACCATATTCCACGTTCATATAATTCTATACTATGTATTGGGTTTTTAAATAAATTGAAGTTCCGAATTTTATTACTTATTTGGTTTTGCGATCGTTTAAAAGTTAATTTACTTAAGAAAATAAAAACAAATTAACTATAATGGATATTACATCAACAAGTCAAATGGATAGATATGTTAAATCGTTGAAATATCTTGTTGTTTTTCCAGATAAAACAACAACATTTTATAAATCATTAAGAAAAATAGCCGAAGATATAAGTGTAGATTACTCTACCATTTCTAGACGATTGAATGAGGAAAATCCGTGTATATGTATTTCCAAAATATCTGGGTTTATTTTTTCTATTCGTAAATTAAATTAATCATCAGAGGAATGCATTTGAAGCGATTTTGCATGATCCTGCCACGCGCCATTTGCGGTGGGTGAAGTATTTTTCCTTTTGAGTTCCTCCACTCTTGGATTTACAGCCTTTTCATCCAATAGCATAATTCCCATAGCAGCATAGTTATGCAAATCAATTAGTGTATCACGAATTGATTCATTATTAACTAAAGTAATACCACTTTTTGTCACACTACTAAGACGACTGATTTTATCACCCATTCTTACAATTACACCCACAGGACCATATGTTGCGAAGGAGTCTCCATAGTCCTTATTTTTCTTCGTGAAAAGATTCAATGCCTCGGCTTGTACCGTGGTATACTGTTGTATACGGTCTTTATTATCCATAATGTGTTTATATTTGTACTACACAATATGGATTTAATTCAATTTATCCTTATATAATTAGACATTTAGACATTTAGACATACAATTAGGCGAATTGTTGTTTACCGTTTTTAAAACCAGTTTTTACACAACATCCGCATCTACCCCCATGACATTGGGTATTATTGCCTAATCGACCGGTAAAAATCTTGCAATCGTTATAGCATAGTTTACCGTTGCTATTAGTTGTCGTTGTGTAAGTGGTTTGTCCTTGATTTCCCAATATCTTATTTCCCGGTATTCTATTATCATAACAGTTTTTATTGAAACACAATGAATTCCCTACATCTACCGCACCTAGACATTTTTTATTCGGGCCCGGTTCATAAGGATTTTTAGTTTTGTTATATGTGGTAACTTTATCTCTGAAACCAGAATAAGCTTTTCCTCCTCCCAATAATCTAAATCCCTGCATGCCTCTAGCATTATCATTCAAACAATAATTAACTTTAGTTGAAATTCTAGATTCTGCTCGAGCGCCAGAATTTGTACCAGTTCTATTTCTTGGCTGTTTAATTACAGCTGTATTTGCTATAACTCTAGGCATCTTTTCTTTTCTTAAGACTCCACCCACTCTCCGCGCTAAGAATCTAGCATAAGATCCGTGTTTTTTATCAACACCAGATTGACCCCTATAGGCGGTTCGCGCTTTTACAGTAGGTACTCTATAAGTAACCTTTTTCCATTCATTAGGATTACCCTTGGATGTAGTTTGACAATTTTTTTGTATAGCAGATATCAAATCGCCTGGCCCCCCTGCCTGGCCTAAATTCTGCGGCATTGCACTTTGACCCACCTGTTTACTAACCGTTCCAGAACGTCTCATCATCATATATCTTGAAGAATCCATTCTAACCTGCTTATTTACACGTGCCATATTGTTTAAATTCATTTGATCTACTTGACAAATATTTTTTGGACATGAAGAACAATTATTAAAACAAGCTACACACGTTGTACAATTATTTCCATTATGATTTGACATATATACATTACTCTTATAAAAAATTGATAAAAAGACAAAGTATAATATAATTTGTAACTTCCAAATGTATGAATGTTCTTGTGGCAAACAATATAAAAGACTTAAACCCTTTCATATTCATCGAGCTTCTTGTGAGCTTTTACGTTTAAGTAAAAAAAGTAATCAAGATATTTCACATTTATCTAATTTGCCTTCTCAACAAGAGATGTGGTTAGCTCTTCAGACGGCTCTAGTACAAATCGATACTCTGAAAACAAAGGTAGAAACACAAGAAAGATGGATAAAAAGACAGAGGAAAAAGATACCAGTAATTGACTGGTTAAATACAAACTGTAAACCTGATTTTACTTATGAAGAATGGGAACAACAAATAATGCTAAATCAAAAAGATCTTCAACTAATATTTGACCATGATTTTGTGAATGGCATGTATTATATAATGCAAAAACATCTTGATCTTGCAAAAGAATCGCTATTACCTATTAGAGCTTTTGAGCAAAAACTGAATATATTGTTTGTATATACCGGTAAAACCTGGGAAATGCTAGATGCTGATAAAATGAGTGCGCTAATAGATAAATTTCATAAGAAAATACATACTTTATTTGTTAAATGGAGTGATAAAAAGCAAAAACGCATGGATTTTAATGATATTGATGAGAGTTATTACAAAAATATTACAAAGGTAATGGGAGGATCTTTATCAAGAATAGTATCGACCAAGAAGATTAGCTTCAAATTATATAATCATTTGAAGTTCAATCTAAGAAATATTGTCCAATATGAATTTACTTTCTAGATCTACGTTTGCGCTTTTTAGAATGCCTTTTACTTTTACCCGACTTATTAGTAATCAAATAAAGTTTTTCTTTACTTAATCGATTTACAGAAATACTAAATAAATACTTTTTATTATATGCGGTATCAGCGACTTCCAATAAAATTTCTGGCCCACGAGTAACATTTATAAATTTAAATGGACCACGAAGAGCCACAGATCCTCTATCAAAATAAAGTGAATCGCCCTTTTTCATTTTTTTGTAATTTGCTTTGCTTAATTGCACTACAGAAGGACCGTATAAAATTTCAGAGAAATCCTCTACATTTTGTCCTCTTGGTGCTCTTCTATAGGCAAGTCTATCATTTATGATAGCATTGAATTCTCTACCTTTAGAATCGCGAATTGCTACATTCTTGCTGGTAAATGAGTTTAATTTTGTAGGAACTCCTTTATCTTGCAACTGTGGACTTTTGTCTGGGAAAATAGAAAGAGAGGTAGGTGTCTTGGATTTCTTTCGCCCAAATGCTTTTTTTCTACGAATGCTGTAAGTTTTACGCATGGTTCTCTTCTTTTTTCTTTGTTTTTTTCGTTTTCCTTCGTGTTTAGATTTTTTATTTGATCTTTTATGTTTACGTGTTTTGGCCATATATAAAAATAGTTAGATTTTTATATATTTCTTATTTTATAATTTGTATTTTTTTCTAAACGTATCTACTAGCTCCACAGATACTCCTTCTTCTCGGGCTTCTTCCGCTTTTGATGTATCTTCTTCTAAATCTTTAACAAGTACTACAAAGGTGCTTTTGCTAACTGAAGTACTGATTTTAGCTCCTAAATCAACAAGTGTTTTTTTCAGAGGCTTGTCTCTGAAACCTGTCATTACAATACGTTTTCCATAAAGTGGATGCGATTTGTCAATATTTTGACCCACTTGTTCATTTAATTTGTTTGTTAGACCCGCATCAGTAAGGAAAGATATGAAATTGGGTAGATTTTTTACGAAAAGTTTTGCTCGCTTTTTGCCAACATTTTCAACCGCTGCCACTTGATCAATCTTGGTATCAGGTTGTTCGCTGGATTCAAAGATATTTGGATATTCATGGATAATATTTCTCAATATAGAGGAGCCCAATCCTCTACCAAATACATTAGACGCGCTAGCAATCATAACCAAGGAAGCATTGCGAATTGCCTCATCCATGTTTCCCTTAATTTTCACTACCGTTTTTTCTTTGAAACCCTCAACAGTTAAAAGCTCTTCCTTCGTCATAAGAAGAATCTTAGGTACGGTATTAAATCCAGCCTTTATCAATCTTTTAACATTGCCAGGACCAACGCCTTTAATATCGAGTTTTTTGAAGAAGAATTCAACGTTCTTCTGTAATACCATTGGGTTGTTTTCAGTATTTTTAAGCATTGCATCTACGTGACTCTCATTCCATACCCAAGGTACCGACGGCATTTTGGGGCTTTCAGCTGGTTGAATTACCGCTTGAATTTTGGGTATAACATCTCCAGACCGAATCAGTTGAATAACTGATCCTACCCCGATATTATTATCCTCTACATATTTTGCATTATGAGCAGTTACAAATTCGATTGTTGCTCCTCTAATATTTACAGGCTCAACTTGAACAACTGGATTCAGATAAGCGTCTTTACTGGCTGTCCATATCACATCAACCACTTTTACTTCAGCGATCTGATCGCTCAAAACCATCTTGAAAGCAAATGCGTAATCTGGATTTTTATTGCGACGTGGATGTTGTTTATCGTCGTTTACAATGATTCCATCAATCATGTACTCATAATTACTGCGCCACTCCACTAACAGGTCTGACAACATCTCATTTGAGATGTCATCCGTAACTTCGTGCAATACTGTAACTACACCATTTTTTTGAAGCCACGCCAATTGTTCACTAGGTTTCATAGCAGGTTCGATAACCTCATATCCTACAAAATCTAGATCTGCCCATTTACCAGTATCTCTTTTTTTGGCATTCACTAATCCTGCTACCATATTGCGTGAGTTTTTATACTCAGCGCTGTATTTTTTTTCAAATAATTTTTCTTTAATCAATAATTCTCCTCTTAATGTTACATCTTTACGTTTTGGTAAATCCAAATATGGAACCATATAGGATATATCCATTCCGTGTGTAGATCTACCGCGAGTATAAAGTTTTCCTCCTGAGTACAATACCGAGATACCATCAAGTTTTCCTGATATTACCTTTGGACCAGGATATTTTGCTTTGTATTTTGGCAAGGCATTTGTATCGGGTTTAATTTTATCCATGGAATGCATTTCAAATGGCAACTTTACCTTAGCTTTATCTGTTGGGGCACCTACCTCATCAAAGCAAGGGTTATTGGGATAAGTACGCTGTCCGTACTCTTTCAGAATATCAAATACATTATCTGCAACAAATGGTTGTTTATTGTAGTATGCGGCAGATGCTACACGTACCATCTCACATATCGTCTCTTCTGAAAACTGTTTTACCACGGAAATTCCCTCATTGGTTAACAATTCCCAGTTAGTGCGCAGTTTACTATCAGTGTCTTTTTTTTTTACTTTTCTATTTGCTTTAATTTTTATTGTCCCTTTTTTCTTTTTCACCACCTTGGCTTTCTTGAGCGACTTTTTTTTAGTGCTTTTTTTAATGTTTTTTGTCGGAGACATAACAATGGGTGAGGGCGTATTCATTTCATCGACTGGTGTTTTCACTTGTTCGCCAGTTTTAAGTATCACTGCCTTCCCACTCTTTCTTTCAGTAGGTTTTTTGTATTCTAACCCGAGGAAATCAAAGATGGATTTTTCAGTTGGGAAATCTCCTTTTACTCGCTCACCCTTCTTATTTTTCTTTGGACCGGTCAGTTTAAATAAACCGTGTTCATTCATCGTATAGCCAAGATCGACAGCTCTTTGACGCTGAACCACATTAAATGCCTTGCTTCCAGTAAAGTATAGCACTGCAAATGAGTACTCTTCGGGTTTAGAATACATGAAATCCAATCTTCTGGCAGTAGTTGACCCAGGTAATTTACCCACAGTCAAGCTTTTTGTCTTGCCTTTGGAGAGACTTTCCACTAAAACTCCCTCTTTTTCCAATTCATCAAGAAACTTTTTAAAGATTGCATCATCTCCTTGTTTATTTGTAACTGCGACATCAATATCTCCCGATGTTTTATTACCTCTTCTATAAGATCCAAGAATCTCAAATTCATCACCATCTTGTTTCACTTTATCAAAGACTTTTTTAAAGACCTTTTCGTACTCAACCACTTCTGCTCGTGGAATACGCTTCAATATATCTTCATAATGACGGAGGCCTTTTTTCTGAACCGCATTTAGGAGTTCATCTTGCCGTTCTCTCAACTGAGCAATAGAAGTTAGCCCCAACTCTGCGAGTTGAAGAGCTTTCTTAGGCCCAATACCATAGACTTTTACGAATAGGTATCTTGCCTTATGTTCAGACATTTTTTCTTTCTCAATCGCTCTAAGAGTTCCTGTTTCCATGAATTCTTTAAATTTTTTTAGTATGGTATCGCCTATTCCTGGTTGCCCCTTCAACTCATCTGGATTCTTGATCTCCGTGGGATATGCCATAATAGTCTCAGCAGCGGTATGATAGGCTCTCGCTCTGAATCCCTCGCCTTTCATTTTCATCAGATCTTCAAGCTCTTCCAAAAGATTTATGAATTGTTCATTTAGCGATGCTTTTTTGGTTTTCATGACGACCTTCTTTTTTTTACCTTTGACTTTGATTACTTTTCGTGCTTTACTCATAGTTGTTGTAGTATGTTTAGTATGTTTAACATTAGCATCTAATACTTTTTTTTCTTCAATTTTTCGATTTTTTTTGGTCATTACCTTTACTTTTACTTTCTTGAATTTTTTAGGTACTTTTAATGTTTTCTTTTTTTTTGTTTTTGGACAGTATCCAAATGTTTTAAGGGTTCTTCGTTTAGGCGTGACTTTTGTGGCACATATACTTCCTCTACTAGTCTTAATACATGCATTGTGCATTTTGCCTTCATGTTTAAAAGGAAATATGCAAGGACCTTGCTTTATTTTTTTATCTTTTTCCTTCTGGTCTAACCAATTTACATCAGAAGCATTCATTTATATTATCGTTTGATTTTTTTCTTAAAGTATGTAGTTAAAAATTTATCAGCCATGATATCATCTAAAAATTTAATATTTCCATCTTTTTTTTCACTGTGAATTGTCTTAGGTTTTTGCACTGCTTCTTTAATCATAGGGACTGGTAGTTTATCTATCGTTTTATTCATTTAATATAAAAAAATATAAAATTAATATAAGAATGACAGTATTAATCCAAGGAATCTCTATTTCAAAAACAAGTGGAAATAAAAAGACAAAGAGTAAAAAAACTTCTATCAAATATGATGGTAAAAAAGCAAATATAATGTGTAGCAATAACGGAAAAAAATCATATCATACATTAACAAATAATCAACTTATAAGTCTTATGGCAATGCCTGCTTCAAAAAAAACTTTAAAGCAAAGGCTCGGTCATATAGTTAAAAAGCGGAATGCAAGAGGTACCAAAAAAAAAAGAAAACAAAATCGAGGAACTAAAAAAAGAAGAAAAAAAAGAAAAAGAAACAAAAATAAAGGCAAAAAAAATTAAACAGCCAGTATTACTTTTTTGAAGTCTTCATCCTCTACACTATTTCTATTGGATAAATATTCTTTCGCTTTATATTTATCCATCTTATTAAGATACGTTCTAGAAGCGTACAGCAATTTAAATATAAAATCGTCAAATCCTATTGATTCAACATAAACTCTTCTATCTTTTCTTAAAAATGTTAAAAAATTTATGATGTATTTAGGATCTGCCGGAAAAAAGAAAATAATAAAAATATGATTTCTTGTAATTGTTCTATTTTTACCCTCAAATTCAAAATCAGAATAGCTTAATTCGCACCCACCATTTTTAGCAATCTCTATTAAATCTCTCTTCAGTTCCAAAGCGCCACTTGTTTTTTTCAAGTTAAACGCTACTTCCAATCTATAAGACATTATTATGATTTACCTAAAGATTTTTATTTTTAAGAAAAAAATAAAATTTTATACTACAAATACCTACAATATTGTAGGTATATCAAATATCGATTATTGATTAGATGCATTTTCAGAGAATTCTCTTTGTGCTTTTCTGTACACCATGCCGTTAGGGATGCTCCAAACATAATGATTTACGTAAGGTTTTAACATTTGTCCGATCATTTCTCCCCATTTTTCTCGCTTGACGTTCAAAGCCTTTTGAATATTCTCAATGCATTTTTCTTGCAACTCTTTGTTTAATTCTCTACCAATTCCCCAAGTACCATATCCCCGAAATGATCCCCAGCTGTTTTTTCTGTCGTCCGGGAAAACTTCCAATAGTGACTGTTTAATAACTGTCAGATGTTCTTCTTCGGTAAGTCGAAGTTTAGGATGAACATTGGTGAATATGGACAACGCAACGCCCCGCCAGACACTTCCCATCCTAATCATTTTACGATATTGATCATCCCTGACATATTTAGGGCTTGGTGATTCTACTTCATACCATGGTCCTGCTCCTCTCATACTCATATTTAGATTATAGTAGTTATTAGTAGATTGTGTTTACATTCATTTTATGGCTAAAAATCATTTCAATTTTCTGACTATATTAAAATGAGTAATTTTTTTCAGAGTACAAATATTAATGCTGGAAAGTATTATCAAAACGGGATAGAAATTGATTTAGGCGCTCAAGGCGTACAAGGCGCTCAAGGCGTACAAGGCGCTCAAGGCGCAACTTCTGAGGGCGGACTTCCTGTTGGTTCAATTACGATGTATATGAGCGATAATATGCCGCCTGGCGCAAACGGCGGCGCCACCCGTTGGTTGTTGTGTAATGGGCAGACCCTACCAGTAACCACGGAATATCAAAACCTCAGGAATTTTTTGCTGCAAATTCCAAATGCTGGGACTGTGGCCAAGACTCCAAATATGCAGCAACGTTTTGCTTTGGGTGCAGGTACAGCACAACAATACACTTTACTCCCTGGACAGACCGGTGGAGTAACAGATGGGAAAATAACAATACAACACTTACCATCACATACTCATTCGCTTGTTGATGCAAATGGATACAAAACCCTCCAAGAAGCAGTTTCAACGTCGACGGGCGCAATTCCTCTCCAAACGTGGAACGCCCAAGGCCCCGTAACATACTTTTCAAACAAGACGGAAACGGCAGCGGGGGGGGGTGTTAGTGTGCAAAGTTCTTTTGAGCCTCCATGGTTCACAGTTAATTTTATTATATATGCGGGTCCTTCCGGTTAGATAAATTGAATACTAATTTAAAAAGAATTTAGTATTCAATAACTCAAATGGAACCTCCTACTTATTTAGCGAATAAATACCCTCACGAACGTGATTCTCACATTCATTTTGATGAGGGTCCACATATTTACACCATAGATGGTGATAGCGATTATATGTCTGTAACAACATGGAATCATTCTCATTTTGCCCACTTTGATCCGGATGCTATTATTGAAAAAATGATGAAGTCGCCAAAATGGCCACAAAGCAAGTATTTTGGCCAAACGCCGGAAGAAATAAAGGCAGGATGGAACAAAAATGGTCAAGAAGCATCAAAAGCCGGTACAAAAATGCATTATGATATTGAGTGCTTTTATAATAATGAAGATGTGGAAGTGGAAGAAGATTGCATAGAATGGCAGTATTTTGAGAAATTTGAATCAGAAATTGGATCTAAATTGGAACCATACAGAACAGAGTGGATGGTTTGGGATAAGGAACTTAAATTGGCCGGATCGATAGATATGGTTTTTCGAAACCCAGATGGCACACTTTTGATCTATGATTGGAAGCGATGTAAAAATATCAAGAAATATAACAGATTTCAATCTTCAACAACTGAGTGTATCTCACATCTGCAAGATACTAATTTCTGGCATTATTCTCTCCAATTAAACACTTATAAGTACATGCTTGAGAAAAATTATGGGGAAAAGGTTGTTGGAATGTATCTTGTCTGCCTACATCCAAATAATCAAAATAAATCATATCAGCGATTGAAAGTATCTCATATGAAACAAGAAATTGAGAATTTAATGGCTTTAAAAAAACAAATGCTCGAAGACCCTTCGTCGGCGTTATAATCTTATTCTAATTTATATAATGAATGCTTATTTATTTGTTTTCTTGAATTTTATGATTGGGTTTGTATCTGATCTAATTTTAAACTTTTTATCTACAAAAGAAGGGTCCAAATATTATAAATCTAGGATCATCCAATCTTTACGACCTTATTTTGATAAAAGAAGTGTTTTAAGGGCAGCATTAGATGCGGGTATAACTATAGTGGTTGTATTGCTGTTTGTTATGCTTATGAGTAAGCTTATTTTCGGATTCGCAGTTCCAAACAATATTATACAATTGAATTTCTTTTCTGTTATTGCTTTCTTCGCTGGATTTGCTGCAGATAAATTTATTGATGATTACAAAATTTTTGGCAATGATTTAGACCCCTATTATCAAGAAGCGGGCGTAGGATTATGGGGAGCATTAGCTTTAACATTTGCAATTATAATAAGTTACATGAAACAAAAATTCTTAATTAAATATATTATATGAACAACAAACAATTGGAGGAGAGGATTTGTAAATTGGAACAACGATATAAAATAATAGAACAAAAATTAGATCAGATATTAGAAGTAATTAATACAAAAATATCAAATAGTTGCAATAAAATGAGTGGACATATCGATTTCGTTGAAAATGTGTATGATAATGTAAAAAATCCATTGGGGTTTATTTGTAATAGGGTATCCAAACTTATAGGATCCGATGAGCAATATACACTAGAAAATCAAGAAGGAAGTATAGAAGAGCAAGAGGAAGAGTTTGGTTTAGACGATTAAATAATATAGAATATAGCTTAAATAATTTACATTCTATATATTAAGAATGGATGAATGTTTAGATATGCAGTCAGTTGACCTCAATTATGGTCAAATGTTTTTTATGATGTTAGGATTTTTGCC